TCCATAATTGATAAAGCAACATCAAGGGCAGAGCCTGTTGATGCCTGTGCTTTAATTACATCTGTTGTTTGTATTACTACCTTTTGACCACCAAACACTTCAAGTGTTGAAGAGCCCGGAATACTTACTGCTTTAAGTAAAAAAATATTAGCATTTGTTTCTGTATCTGAGGTATCACTTACTAACTGCACATCAGCCGTTATTGCACTTGTTGTTTTATTACATAGTGCCAGTCCTAATACTACTGTGCTTGTACTTGAAGGAACAGTATATATTGTATCTAATGAACTATTATTAACACTTGCTTTTGTTTTTACTTTAAATGTATTTGGCATAATATCTCCTAGACTACCCTAAAGCTATTGCCATTGCAACTGGGTCGTCTGCTGTGTTAGTTATTGTTACTGTATCTGTTGCACTTACTGCTACCTGCATATTTGCTCCTGCAGTAAAAGTTAATGTATTTCCATTTGTTATTGTTTGTGATGTAGAACCATCTGTAATTGTAAAATCATTAAATGTACCTGTTCCATCAGCACCGTCAGCACCGTCCGCACCCGCCGCTCCTGTCGCTCCTGTAGCACCTGCAGGTATGCCTAATGCTAATACACCTGTTGATGTATTATAAGATGCTGTAGCGGTTGCACCTGCACTTAATGAACTAACTGTAACACCACCTGCTAATGGTTGTGTACTTACTCCAACATTACCATCTGTATCGAATGATAATATTTTATTGGCTCTTGTTGCCTTAACAGGAATAAATGTAGTAGCTGATACTGTATCATAATCATATAGTTTTAAACTTCTACTGCTTTGTTGGTTAACATCTGCAATCATAGATGTAAATTTATCTTGCTGTGTATTCAATGCAGTAACATCAAATGTACCATTAACGGGAAAATCACTTGTTCTTTCTATAGGTGTTTCTCTAACAATAACAACAATATCACCTGATGTAAGACCTGCTCCAAATGTAACTGTACCTCCATCACCAAATTCATATGCACTATCGGTTGTACTAGATGTGCCTGTTACTTTATATGTGGTATTAGTACTTGCACTACTATTAAACGTCATGAGTGCTGTGTTTTTATATACTTTTAAATCTGTAATGTTAAAAAATTCAAACGGAATTGTAAACGCAGTTTGACTACTTGTTGCTGTGTAGCTTACTCTAGGTGTATTATTTGCACTTAATATCGTCATCTTAGTATAGCGTCATTGTACATATTTCTAAATGATTCATCAATATAAAATAAACTATTAAATGGTATCATTCTTCTTATAAGTGTAGCTTTTTCATTGTAAGTAAGATTACCAGTTCCAAACGCATAAAGCAAATCTGCAATCATACTAGGGCCTGCTCCTACAATTTCACCTAATGCACTAATAGCATCTGGGTCACCAAAGCGTCCTTCTTGTCCTAGCAATGGTCTAAGTCCAATAGGTTTGTTAAATAAACCACCACTTAATGTTTCTGCTATAAAGTTTAAATCACCAAATAAACCTAATACACCAGATAATTCTACACCTCTAATTACTTTTTCTTCAAAATCTTTTTGTCCATAAAATGATGGATTTTTTAAATAATCACCTAACATACCCATAGAAATAGCGGCAGTTATACCACTCATTACAGCACGTTCTCTACCTTGTACCATTGATGTTAATACTTTTCTATTGGCGGCAATACCCCATGAAAAAAACTGAAATGGTAATCCCATATAGGCATTACTAAACTTGCCACCCATATCTGTTTTTGTATATCCCAACATTCTAAAAAAGTTATTGTCTAATAAGTTTGCATACTCTTCATTATTTATACGAATAACTCCTGTCATCATATTAAATTTATCTGCAGGTGTTGGAGTTACAATAGTACGTTGTGTATCAGACCATATAGCATTTGATAGTTTTCTTCTGGCATTATCTGCGCCTGCTCCTGTCCATTCTTGAGCATTTGCAACATATGCTACATCATCTACTTTTTCTACAGGCATATTTGCAATAACTTCTGCTGTACGTTTATCAATACCATAACTAAGTAAACGCTCTTGTCCAAACGAATCTAATGTACCTTTATTCCATTTTATAGAGTCTTCTATAAAACGGTGCATTGCAATATTAGTCTGAAATCTTTTCATTAAATGAGTCCAAGGTGTAAGACCATTTAACATAAAGAACGGGCCTTGTGCTCGTTCTAGTGGTTGTTCAATAAAACGTCCAAATGTATCACCAAGCCTATTACCACCTTGTACACCACTTTCTGCAAGTTCTCTATATGCGGCAGTATCTAAAGACATTTCCATAATTGGTGCTAGATAATTTATATCTTTAACTGCTCTTGAATATACATCAAGATTTTGTAACCAAGGTTTGATTGCTACTTTATATGATTGTTCAAAACCATGCACCATAACTGGTCTTGCAACATCAACAAGTGCGGAAAATATAACTCTACCCATCATTGCAACACTTGCCCAATTACGTAATGTTTTAGCTGTTCTTGCTCCAAAAGATGTTGGGTCTTGTGTATTAAGAATACCTAAAACTTTATCTTTTTCATCTCTAAATCCATTAATAATAGTATTAATTTCATTTTTTGGTGTATTTTCTTTGATAAGTTTAATTTCTAAATCGTCAAGAAATTGTACCATATGTGTATCACCAAACTCTTCTGCAAGTCTTATTGCTGGAGCCATTCGTGCATGATAACTTCTTAACAAAAACTCTGTGTCTAGTTCAATAAAATCAGATACATCTGCATTAGGTATATCTAATTCTCTTTGTAGTAAGTTTTTCGCACCTACTTTAAATCTACCATCAATATCTTTTGCAAATCCTCCTATGCCTTCACCATCTTGCATAGTTGCCTCATTATCTACAATTTTTTTATAAATAGCTTCTACTTCTGCATCAATACTTTTTACAAAACCTTTATCAGCTAGATATTGCTCTAATTCTTTATCTGATAAATTATTAGGAATACTTTTAATTTTTGTGTTCATTTTATTCTGTATGTGTTTGCGCAGTATAGTTTTAAACTGGTCAGAGTTATGTCTAATTTTATCTATTAACCATACACGTGGTAAAAAATCTTCATCTGGTTTCTTGTCTTTAAAATTACTTGCTTGTTTTGCAAACTTATTTTCTTCTTTTTTAAGTCGTGTAATTTTTTCTTGTAACATTTGTTTACTCTCTGCATTAAGTTTACTTGTATCTATACTTTCTGCATTAAGTCTATTTTGTCTTTTATTTAACTGAAACTTTGTAAAACTACCCTGTGAAGCAAACATTTCTGCATTTTTTCCGTCAGTTAATTTTTTCTTAAAATACTTATCAAGTCTAGCTATTGACCTCTTATATATATTTTGCACAGTTGCATCTAATTGAAATTGTTCTATTAATTCTGGTTGTATACGCAATTTACCTAATTGTTGAAAATATTCTCTATCTGTTAATTTTGCAGGTTCATCTCCTAACTTTTGTCTAAGTATATTTTTGCGTACTGTATTGACTACTTTTTCTCCAAATAATGCACCTTTACCAATAAATTGTTGTACAGCACCTGTTGTAGGGTCAATACCTCGCAGTTGCATATAATCTTGTTTTATACCATCTAAAACTTCTAATAAATCTGCCGCATCTTCTGTTGCATTACGCATTACAACACTAGAATCACCTGCAATACCTAAATCTATAGCACGTTGTGATGTTGAAAAATCTCCACTAAGATTTAATGCTCTTGTTTGTATATATTTTATTAAACTTGGTGGTGCATTTTTAATTCTTTTTGCAGTTCTATTTACTAAATTACCTAAATTACCCCAACTGTCTACATTTGATAAAAATGCACCTGCTTTTATACTTCTATCTGCTTGATTTTCTCTAATAATATCTTGTAAAACAACTTGGTCTATTCTATTTTCATAATCTACTAATAATTCATCATTTTGGCGTTGTAATTTACTTGTTTTTGGTGCTTGTGCTTTTAATAATTCTTTTTTTATATTAAATTTAATAAAATCATCTGTATTTTTTATAATAGAACGTGGAAGTGGTGTTCTTCCTTTACCTTGCGGTTGAAAACCTCGTCCTGTTTGTGCAAGTCTATATCCTTGTGCAAGGTCTATATACATAATTTCTTCTTTTGCATCATAATTTAACCATTTTCGTTTTCTTGTTTTTTCTCCAATACGTTTAGTCTGTAAATCTAGTTCAGAAATAAACTTAGAACTTCTATTTTTAACATTTGATACACTTCCTTTAACAACATCTTTTAGTTTAAGATTTGGTTGTCCTGCTTTTATATTTATAAATACATCATTAGGTACTTTTATATTTTCAAAATCTACACGCCCTTCAGATTTATGAAATGCTTTACTTGCATTTTCCATAATAGTTTGTTTTGTTGCAGGTTTACCATTTAACTGTAGTTTTTTACCAAAAACTCCAGATAATAATCCACCTGCTAACATACCAAAACCAACATAACCTGCAGTTTCTTCAAAGGTAGCTGTGGGGTCATATGCATGACGTATAGGTTCTGTAGCACCAACTGCCGCACCAGTAAGCAAACCACCTTTAACTGCCTTATGCACAAAACCTACACCAGATGCAAATGGTATAGGTACATATGTAATTGGGTCTGCAAACGCCGCAACAAACGCAGGTAAGATTCTACCACTATCTGCTATACGTTCTCTTCGTGCATTATTTCTATCAATTTTTCCTTTTATAAAATCTGCTTCTTCTTTGTTGCGAACATCTACAAAGTCCATTGCATTTGCACTATAGTTTTCAAAGTCATCTGCATAGGGATTATATGTTTTATCTTCTGGTAAACTAGTATAATTATTATCATTTTTATGACTATCGTATATCTGTCCTATCCATGATAACCAAATATTATCTTTTACATCTTCTGCAAAACTTTGTTTAATTGTAATACCGGGTAATGGGCGTGGCCCAAGAAAACGTGTACTATGTGCATTTAACTGTTGTAAACTTTGTGTTTGTTCTTCACTTAAATTAAAGTCACCTACATTATTATTAATTGGAGCGTTACTATTTGTTACCACTTCTTGCACTCCATTGTTTTTTATAATTTATAGAATCTGGTGTACTTGCATCTATTAAATCTTCTGCATCTTGTGCTGTTATAGTTTTACCTTTTAATTTTGCTTGTCTAATTACTTTTGCCTGTTCTACAGTATTAATACTATTATTTTTCTTAAGTATACCTTTCATAAACTCATATTCTATAAGTGGGTCATAAACAATATCATATCCATCTTCTCTTGTTATTGTATACATTTTATCATTATCATCTATATACATAAGCTCATATAATGGATATGTAGGTGTTGCTAATATTGAATTATCATTAGCAAGTGTAACAACTTTAATATCTTTTATAGATATATTTGTATCTTGTTCTCCTAGTTTTTTACCATTAACATATCCTTCTTTTGCTGTTTCTAATATGGATTTGTATTGATAAGAAATATCTTGTTCTTTTGTAAAAGGATTTACTAAAGAATAAAAATCTTCTATTGGATTTTGTACAAAAAATGAATCTATAACTTTGATATTATCTTGTTTTATTGCGGCATCACCACTTATACCTAGTTTACTAAAACCAACATAACTATTAGCCATAGCATTATCAATTGCTCTATTTGTAAATTTTTCAATATTATCAACTGTTATTTCACCTATTTGACTATTATTCATTTGTCTCACAACATATTGTTTAATTTTTTGTAACGGAAATGCAGATAAAAAATCATCACGAAATGTACCTTGTGCTCTATCACCTAAAGTTTTTGAAATTGCTTTATCTATTTCTGTACTTTTAAAACTTGTACCTTGTATATTAACAATATCTTTGAGTGGTAATCCATCTGCACCTATTCTAAATGCTTGTTTAATATCTTTATCAGTTATTTGTTGATTGCCAAATGTTCTTATAGTTTGAAGATAATCTAAGGCATTTGTTTCTGCTTCTGAAAATCCTAAATTATCATATGTGTTTTTTACTTGTATTCCATTTTTAGTATATAAAACATCATTTTCTAGTTGTGCAAGTTGTGGAAGAATACTTCTTGTAAAAACCACATCATTTTTCATTTTTTTTACAAATTGGTCACGTTGTGTTGGTGGTAAATATTTTTGTGTTTTCATTACAGCTACTACTTGTTGCAAATAATTAGGAGCATTTACATCATATTTAGTACCAAGAGTATTATTATAATATGGATTAGCTACTGCCAAAAATGTATCAGGATTTTCTCTTCCTATTTTATCTAAGTCATTTTTATTATTTACAACACCAGTTGGATTTACAAGTTGTACATTAGCATTTATTGTGGCAGACGCTAAAAAATCTTGGTTTGATTCTAATCCAGACAATAAGGCTTTTTTTCGTGTAAGCATTGTTCTAATCTTTGTTTTGGCACTAGCATCAAGAGCACCCATTTTTTCTACAAACTCTGCTTGAGTAACCTTTACTGCATCACCATTTGGTGCCTGAAGATTACCTACACCACCATCAACTAATATTAACATATTATTAATATTTTTTATTTCTCTTCCTAGAGTATCTAAATTTTGATTTTCAAAGTCTCCTACACCTGAAAATGGACCATACACTTCACCAAATGCAACAAGTGCTGTTAAATCTTTTAGTTGTTCTTTTCCATTTAATGAAGCATATTCTGAGTTTTCCATATATGCAGGTAATTCATCTTTAAATTGTTCTAATGTACCTTTTGCAAGATTTGGCATATTACTATTTAATGCTACTAATATTTTTTCTTCTATATCTTCAGCAAAATTTTTTGCATCTAAATCATTTTGTTTATTTTCAAAACGAATACGATTGGTTTGAACTGTATTGCCATACGATTGTATAGTGCTATCTATTTCCGGTTGTATATATGCTGAAAATTTAGAAGGTAATTCTGTAATTAAACTATTTAATCTATTATTTATCATTGCGTCAAACTGGTCTATTGTACCATTTTCTTGTTTAACTTCATTACTAATTTGTTGACTTGCTTCATTGACTGTATTCATTACATCAGCACGAAATCGTGATAAAACAATTTTGTCATACTTGTCCTGACTGGCTCTAAATATAAGTCCGCTTTTTTCTATAGGTTTATATTTGATTTTTGAAATTTCTTCTCCATCTTCTCCTATGACTGTTTCTATATCTTTTTCAAACTGTACTTCTTCTGCTAGTCCTTTGGCACGTGATTCATCAATCGTTTTTGCTGTGTCCATCAAACCATCACTTACCTTTTCAATAGCCGTAGCCCATTGATTTTGCACTTCTTTTGATTTATTAATTGCTGTTTGAAATCCAAAACCTGAATTAACTTGAATTTGATTTTGATAGTCTACAAGGTCTTTGCTACGTTTAACCATTATTATCCGAACTTAGAGTAATCAATATTTGCACTAGCAAGTGTACCAAATGTACTTCCTATTGTATCTACAACTAATGCTTGTCTTGAACTTTTATATGCACTACGACTTGCATCACTTGCAATTTGTGTTTGTTGTGCACCATATAAAGCATTTAGTTGTCTTTCTGTTCCTGCTAATCCAATATTACGTATGTCTCTTTTTTTAGCATCTTTGTTAGATTTAAAAAAAGCACCAAAACTCGGCGAGTTTATATCAATACCTGTGCCTGAAAGTGTATTAAAATTAGTTGCATATTCTTCTGCGGCTATACGTTTTCTTTGTGTAATCTTTTGTTGCATTGCTAGGGCTTCACCTTCTGCTTGTTGTTTATATTGTTTTTGTTGCAACGCTAATTTTTGCTGTTCAAAAGCTTGTTGTTTCTTCATAGCTTTTTGTTGTTGTTGCATACCATAAAGTGATGTAAGTATACTACCTGCAACTAATGCTTCTACTGGCCCACACATTAATACATTACCTCTGAGGTTATTGATAAAATTCTAAATGGTACGGGTATAGATTGTGAAATCTTTATACTTGGTTGCGTACTATATCCAAGTGCATATATTTCTTTTTTACCTGTAAAACTTGTCAATCCACTACTCGTTGTTATACCATTACTAAGTAATACATCTTTTGCATTTAATTGTAAATTATATGTTTTGTTTAGTTCTAATACTGTTTTACCAATTTTCTTAGGAAATCCATATAGAGAACCTAATCCTCTTACGCTTTGCATAGCATCTATAGGTAGTGTTTCTATATCAACAGTATAATCTAATCCTATATCACAACTACTAGCTACGTTTTGAAAACTTACCACTCCTCCTGAAGATACTGTTCCTGAACCATAATAAAATATTGCATCATCTTCATTTGAACCAGATGTTGCATGAACCACTTTACCAATAAGTGAGGGTGTTGCATTAAGACCTGTAAATACTTTGCTTGTTGTAAATACTAATGTTGTATTATTACTTTGTGATGTTACTGCATCAAGTATTAAAATATATTCATTTGTATTACCACTAGCATTTACACTTTGTATAGTAAATGTTGTACCTGTTCCTGCAAATTGAAATGATTCTCCTACAGAGGGTGCATTTGTAAATCCATCTACAGTTATTTGTTTAGTGCTTGTAACTGCACCATTGATTGCAGGTGAACCATGAGGTTGATATGAACCTGATAATGTTTTAGAAACAGTACAATCGGTAGGTACGGCAAAAGGAGAGTTTGCCCATTGCTCTAAATTATATACTGTAACTCCATTTACTGTCCGTTTAACTGCTGTATATAAAAAACTCGTTATACCTGCAACAGATTCAAATAAACCATCTGTAGTCCATAACACCCACCCTGCTAATTTTTCTTGTCTATGTGCAGTAAATACCCCTATAGAACCATCATCATTCACAAATAAGATATATTGTTCTGTTCGTTTTCCTGCAGAACGTACAATTGCAGAATCACTTGGATTAGATATTGCTTGTGGAGATAATGTATTTATAAGTGTAGGTGTATATTCTTCTACTGCACTATTAAAAAAATATTCTCTAACATTTCTCCCATTGTTTTGAACAAACAATCCCGCACCATCAAATATTCGTGGCATAGGAGAAAGAGAACACCCTAAATTACTTTGTCTTATAATTTGCAAATCAACAGGTGTAAGTGGTTTTCCAACCTGCGGTTTCAAATAAAACTCTCCTGTACTTGTTAAAATTTCTAAATTTTTACCTGATATAAGATGTCGTATTTCATTGATTCTATCTGATGAAATATTTATTTGTATTGAGTCTGTATCTTGTGCATCACCTACATCAAAGTTAAAAAAATCTGCTGTTTTAGAACCTGCTATAAAATCAGGTAAAGATGTACCTCCACCAAAAAATAATCGTTGTTGATGAAACTTTGCTGTTTTTGGAAAACCATTGACTGCGCTAAATACTTGTTCGTCCCAACTTCGTGTTGGTGGGTGTGCAACTATTGTTACATTAACACCACCTCCATCTTGTGAATCATTTGCCGTATCACTGTTATCTGCAGTAAATATGTAATGATTATCATCTTCTACTGTTATTGTTTTTGCTCCATTTAAGTTACCTGCGGCAATACCATTTCCATCATCATTAAAAATATCTTCTGCACCTTCAATCGTGACACTTGCTCCTGTAGAAAATCCATGTGCTACATGAGTTACTTTTATTGTTCCTGTACCTTGCTTTGTAGCAAAAGGGTCATCATCTAACTCTATGCTTACATTTTTTTTTAATGTTCCTGTAACTGTTGTTGCATTAGTATAACCACTTATTTCTATTTCTGACCCATGATATCTAATACGTGTACCTACATATGATGAGGTAAAATAATCTGCACTTGTAACTGCAGTTACTGAACCTGCAGTACTGGTATTTATGTCAAGAGTTATCGTATCGTCAGCAAATTTAAAGTAAGGTTGAAATTTTTGTTGTCCATTAACAGAATCTTTAAATGCAAAATCGGTTCGTGTAAATGTAGTAGCACTTGTTCTTTTGATAACTTGAGGCGTCATATCTGCATGAACGACTACCATAGTATCACCCTGTTGGGTTACATTCAGTTGAAATAATATAGAGGTTGTCCACGGACAACTTGTTATAGTTTGTAAAAGCGTACCATTGCTTGAATAAATTTTTAATGCAGTATTTTGAAAAGCTAATATATATTCTTGTGTGTCATTAAATACAAAACCTTCTAACCGAGATTGAGCACCTAAGTCTGCTCTATATAATGTTCCTGCTCTTCTTTCTATTGCACCTTGATTAAGGGTAAATACATTTCTTGCTCTTTTAAGAGATTGTTGAAAACTTGCAATATCCGTTCTTGCAATAATAGTTTCATCAACTTCTCCTCGTGTAAAACTATTTTGATGTGTTCTTGATGTTGGCATATTATGACGAAGATGGAACTACAGCCGTAATGCCATTTAACGCTCCTCTTTGTCGTACTTCTATTAACAAACTGCTACGTAGTTTCCTTGTTGTTTGGGTTTGTGATTCAGTTGCTCGTGCAACTTGTAATTGTAATAATGCTCTTTTTTGATATAAAATAGATAAATTATCATTTCTTGCTATTGCACCTGCAAATAATGATGCTAACTCAAACTTTAGTATTTCTGTAAAGTAAGGTGGCATATCATTTTCATGTGGTCTAAATGTATAATCACATACTACAGTATCTGCAGTAGATGTATTTGTAAAAATAAAATCACCATATCTATCAAACACAATAACATTATCGCTTACTGTACAAGTATGTATAAGTATTGCATCTGCAGGAATTGCATATGAAGATTCAAATCTATCTAATGGGTCTACTGTACTTTTAGATAATACGGCTTGTTTACTTGCAAATCTCCATCTTGCTCTTGTTAAATGTCCTTTGAGTGTTGATTCATAAAGTTGATTAGATACTTGGCTCTCAGTTGTATTATCTGTAAACGAAGCAATAGTGTTTGCTCCTATAAGAATTAATGCCTGATTACAAATATCTATATTACTTAATGCCATAGTTTATATAAAGGGGGTGTTTCCACCCCCAATACTTATGTTCCATTAATTGTTGTTACTGTGGCGGCGGCAGTTGCACTAGATACTACAATTAAGTCTGCAGTACGTGTACCACCTGTTGCTCCAACAACAAGAATTAAATCGTTTTGTTTTAATTGATTCGTTGCACTATTAAAGTACCCTGAACCAACGATAGTTCCAATAGCGTCAGCCGAGTTATACATAAACAAACTCTGGTCGCCACCTGTAGCTATCATTTTTAATGTTGATTGTGAAAATGCCATGTATCCCTCCTATTCTTGAATTATACATTGAATCATACCTTCACCATCAATCTCAACTGCACCCATACTCATGTAAGATGTAATTAAGTTTGAAACCTTTTCAGGTATGTAATTAACCTCAGTACGAATATCTGAGCCCATTGCTAAACCAACTGCTGACTTATGATACGCATGACAATCTCTGTTACTGCCAGAAAGAGTTAAACCTGAATGTGTAAACCACATAAAGCCTAACCATCTCTTTGCAGTAAGACCACCTGCGTAAGGTAAATCACTCTCACCAACATATTCTGCTCTTGAGAATTGGTCTATTTGTAGCAAGTCTGCCCACCCTGCTGAAGATACAACAAAGTATCGTTGTCCATCATCAGGAATATCACCTGCACCAAATGCTTCATAAACAGTTAATGCTTTAGCCAACGTAAGACCTGCACTACCATGTGCAACATTGTTACTGTTTGTTCCTGCATCTAATATATCAATGATAAGTTGGTCAGTTTTTCTACCAAGTGCAGAAGCCGCACTTTGTGATAGAACTTGCCTTTCATCAATGTTTGTCTTTAACTCGTCCAGTCTATCAACGTAATCCGCCGCATAGAAATCTGCAAGAGTTACATCTACTGTATTGTGAGTAATTTCCATTGTTGGAACATTAGCGTGTCTACTTTTTTCTGTTGCAGACCCTTTACCCACTTTTTGGAATCTCGCTTGAGAACCCTTAACATTATTAAGCGTTCTGATTGTGTTTTTTAATTTTGAGCCCATACGCTGATAAGCCATGTGGACTTCACTTTCAAATTGCTTAATAAATGCAGTTGTAATGGAAGTTGCCATTTCATACTCCTTTATTAGTTACTATTAAACAAATTTCAAGTTATCCATTTTTATCTTTTTGGGTTGCCCAATAACGTGGGCCCAAATGTTTAAGAATGGGCTTTACTCCTTTAAAAACCTTTATATTAGGTTTTTTATAAAAGTATAACATTTTTTGATGTTTGACAAGTACTGGTGTTTTTTTAAATGAAAAACCTAAAAATTTTAACCATTTAATTGTTTTAGTTTGTTCAGGAGTACATACATTAAATAAATAATCATAATGTTCTTCTATATATCTAACAAATGGAATATTGCCTTTACAAAACTTTACAAAATTTTGCATAGGTTCATCAGAAGATAAATACCAAATAGTTGCAATACGTGAATCAATACGTGTCGGACACGCTCCCCACATAGCAATAACTTCTTTTTTATAATTAAAAAGAGTAAATGTTATTGTATTTTTTCTGTTAATACGAAATGGATATAATAACGAAAGTAATGGCTCTTTGTTAATTGTAGCTAATTCGAAGCGGTCAGTTTGTTTTAGTTTTGGGACAAGTTCAAAACAATCATCTGGGATTGCTATGTCCATATACATTATTTGCCACGGTACAATCTAGCAAAATCAGCATCAACTTCTTTAACAAATGCAGGGTCTCTATGTCTACTATCAAAGTATCTTGGGTCTCTCATTTTTGCTCTAACATCTTCTATTGTCAATTGTTGACGTGGTTCATATTGTTGTTGCGAACCAATGCTTTGTTTTTTATCTTCCATAAGTTGTTCAAGAAATTCTATACCTTCTGCATCTTGACCTAATTTATTTATTAATAATTCTGCTTGTGCAGGAGGATATGATACATCAAGCCATGATTCTACTGCGTCCATTCTTGCTTCTGCATTTTCTCCTAGTTTTGCCATTTCTTCGTCTGGATTAGGCATTTGATTAATTGCATGGTCAAAATACATATTAATACCTCTTTGATATTCTTCTTGTGTATATGCATTTTCTTTGCAATGCTCAGTCCACCATTGACCAATAGCCGACTCCTTAATCTCTTCTTCTGTTACTCCTTCAGGCATTTCAGAAACAACATATTCTTCAGGTGCTTCTGCTATTGCTTCGTCTGATAATTCATTTATTATTTGTTCTTTAAGTTCATCTTTTTTTCCGCCTACAAATTGTTCAAGATGTGCATTAGATTTAAGCAAATCGTCTGTGCGTACTTCGCCTGTTTCTGCGTTCCAAAATTTTTCAGGTACATTTTCTGGACGTTCTCTTATTGTTTCACGTGAAACATTTTGTGTTTCTTCAACTGGATTTATAGGTTGTACTTCTTCAACATTTGGTTCTGCTTGTACTTGTGTTTCATCTGACATTTAGTTTTTCCTTTACTATGTTTTGACTTAAACCTTTATTGGTTCGTCTTTGTATTAAGCCTACTAAATATCGTTGTCCTTCAAGATGTCGTAAAGCAGAATCAGTTATTTCAGAACCTGCAACTGCTTCTATTGTTATAGATTTAAGATATTCTAATACTTGTTTGCCATTTGGTTGTTTAAAAACACTTTGAAATAAATCATTAAGTTGTGTTTCATCATCTGGCTTACGTGTGAAATTATCAAGTCCAACTAAATTTTGGTTAGGCATTGGTTTCATAGTAGTAACATACAATTTTATGTAACTGCTTTCAAGGCTTTTCCAACTTCTTCTGCCTGAATAGGCTGACTATCTTGTTGTTGTGTTTGTGCAAACTGTTGTAATTGTTGAGCGGCTTGTGCCATTTCTTCATTACTACGTATTAATTCTTCAGGTACACCTAATTTTTTGGCTATAAACTTTGCCGCTTGGTCTTGTTTAATAAGTATATTTAATAGTTGAGGGCCTACTCTTGCTTGTATTAGTCCTAAGAATCTATCTAATGTTGCTACGTCTTGTTGTTGTTGTGCCTGTGCTAATGGTGAAGAAGAACGTATTTTTATTTCTCTACCATTAATTACAGGTATTTTGATTCTGCCTTGTTTTTTAAGAATATATACTACTCTTTGTAATACAGGATTAACTAACTCTGCTTGTAATCTACCAAAAGCACTACCTATTTGTCTTGATAAATCAGCCATACGTTCTGCTACTTCTGTTGCAGACATAGGTGTTTTTTGATTAGGTTGTCCTAGCATATCATTATACAATGCTTTTTTAATATTTGTTCTCATATCTTTTAATACTAAATCTGAAACCTGAAAGTTACCTGCAGGTCTTACAGGTGTTAATCCACTACTACCTTGTGCTTTGGGTATAATCGTTCCGGGAATCAACTGTATATTATCTACATTTATAACTCCATCATCTTCTACTTGATACATACCTGATATTGCCATTTGTGCATTTTCTAATATAAGTTCTATAACAAGATTGGCTGTTTTAATTGCAGGTAATGCCATTTGTATTGGGCCACGTCCATAGACTTCACCTGCTACTTTTGACCATCTATAAACAACATACGGATTTGAACCCTGCCCTTTAAATATTTTTTCTAATATTTTATGCTCATACATTTCAGCAATAACACAAAAAATGTTTTCTTCTTCTTTAGTATTCTGATGATTACGATAAACAACTTCTAAAATAGAACATTCTTTTTCAGGATTTTTTTGCATATCCTGTTTCATTTTATCTGATATATTAGCATTAGGGTATGCTATTTCTATTTGATTAAATTTTATATTTCTTCTTCTAAATACATGGTCAATTTTATCGTCATAGCCTGAATCTAGTATAAGTTGCGGTAATGGTATAGATTTAAATTTTATGGGTTGTACTGCATCACCTTCTTCTACAAGTAAACACCCTGTTCCTACGGCACAATCTAAAAAAGTTTCATGCACTTCTTGAGAGAAATTACTGTTTTGTAATATTTCAAATACATATTCAGTTACATTATCTAATAATTCATTTACATCTTTTTGATTATCTTCAGGTACTTCGCTTCCTGCAACTAAATCTGCCCATCTTGCAAAGTTAGGAACAATACCTGCTTGTAATCTACTAGCAAATTCTTGTACACCAACAACTGCAGTTTCATCAAATATTCTGTCATTACGACTTCTACCTATTGTTTCACTATAAAAACTTTCTCTTTGTGGTAAACAATACTCATAACAATCTTCAAAGGTTGGATTCCATTGGTCTTTAATGGCTAAAGCTTTTTTATACCGAGTCATCAGTTGTTTTACAGGAGAATCTTCGGGATTTATATCTGCTGATGCGGGTTTATAATCTACTACCATATTTTACCTAAATTTTTTATTTATCCATTTGTAACAAAAGTATACGCCTAAACCTAAAAGTATATAACAAATACCATCAAACCAAGATAGATTATGTGCCCAATCTAAGGTTTCAACATTGGGCATATTAGACTCCTAAAGTATCACGTGTTTGTAAATTACCTTGTACTTGGAATCCTTGACCTCCACGTCTACCTGATAATAAACCTCTTCTGCCACGAGTACCTGATGCTTGTGCTACTCTATCTTGAAATTGCTGTTCTTTTAATTTACTACGTTCAGCCATTTCTTCTCTTCTTGCGGCGGCTCTTTGTCTGCGCAAAGATTCATCTTGAGGTGGTGGTGGTGGTGGCGGCGGTGATGGACTACTTCCTACACACATTATCGTCTCCTTTCGTATATGCTTTTAGGTTTTAAATTAAAAACATTAAAATTTCTTTTTGCTATTATAGGTTTACTAGATTTATTACCCATTGTCAAAGTTCTTCCTTCTCCTGCTCCTAGCAATAAATATTGTAACGCATCATGTATATGTGAAAATCTATTTTTATTAGGCTTTTCATCATAGCGTTCTCCACTTACTTGAAGTCTACGATAATGATAACCGCCTGTAAATCCTTTGATTAAGTTATGACATTTTTTATCTACTAATAAACCACTTTCTCCATCAACCATTCTATTAAGTGTAGCATTTACTGATTCTAAACGTAAACTTACATCATTGCTAGGTGCGGGTCTTGCCATAATACCTAAGCCTTTAAGTATTTGAAAAGGTGTGTTTTCATCTGTTTGTACTCTATGGTCACCTGCAGGGTCGCCAAATATTTGGAATGGTCGTGGTAAATATTTAGTCATGCTCATTTTCATTAGTTCTGCAAATCTTACTATACCCATATCTTCTGCTACTAGTTCTTCACAAACTATCCACCGATTTCTTATTTTTTGTGCAAATACACAAGCAGGTGTTAAACCAAAATCTATACCAATAAATATAGGAAGTTGCGGTGCAAGAGCAAGTTCTCCTTTAGCTACATGAACATCAGTCCTAAAAGATTCATAGACTGGTTTACCATCTTCTATTTGTCCTAGTTTATTTAAAACATAAACATCAATCCATGATTTTGTTTTACCTCGTATTATATTTTGATAATAATTTGCTGTTAGATTTTTACTATTTTCTTGTTTAGGATTTTCTTTATAACTTTCTATTTCTTTTTCATTATTACGTTGTTCTAGTAATGCAGGTGGTTGATTCCAAAATTTCCAGTTATCTGGTGTTATCAACATCTTAGCTTCTTGTTTACTTATATAGTCTGGTATAATAGATTCACCTGACATAATGCTCCACCAATGGTCTGTATCAGGGGGGTTGGTATCACAGATAACACCATACCAAGTCGGGCCGCCATCACGCATAGAAGGAAAACGGCCCACACGCATAGAACAAGCATCAATAATTGACTTAGGAATTTCTCTAGCTTCATTAATCCATACTCCTGTAAGTTCTAAAGATAATAACTTCTTAACATCTTCAGGTCTATCTAAAGCTAAAAATATAACTTCTAAATCTATATCACCTTTTTTTATCTTATGTGTATAAGGAACACTCCATGTAAATGTTCCCCAATCTTCTTCAGGAAACCAATCTAACCATGTTTTAATTGTTGTTGTTTTAAGTTGTGGATTTGTATTTCTTATAACTGCCCATCTTGATTTACGTATTCCATCTTCTGATTTTGCTTGAGTTATAGCCGTTTTAATTATTTCTATACAACACGCTACAGATTTGCCTGAACCAACTGGCCCACGTATACCTCGGAAAAAACTTTTATCTTTTAAAAAATTTTTAAGAGTCTCACCATGAGGTTTATAATTTAGTGATGCCATAATCTATTGCTAACTTTATAAGTTTTTCTCGTGCATTTTCTGATAACGATTCAATAATTCTATCAGCTTCATAATTTGTACATTGGTCTTTTGGGTAATGTTTCATATGTTGTGTTTTCACAACTGTGCGTAATGTATCTACTTCTTTTATACTTAATCGTGTAAATAATGTCATGTTCTATATCGTTTTGTTTTCTTTGCTATTTTTGCAGGTTGTCTACTAAATTGTCTACCTAATAATTTATCTCTTCTTTTTTTACGAGTTGTCGCCGCATATTCTTTAGACGATAAACTTTTTATTGCTTTTGAAGGTAGATAGCGTTCTCCTGTTTCAGAAGATTTTTTACCCGACTTGGTTCTCCATTTTTGTTTAGACCATTTAGATAATGAGTTTGATGATTTTTTTGCACCACTATAACCACCACCTGCTTTCTTGTAAGCTTTGACTGCGGCTTGGGCTTTTCTACCTGACCATTGACCTGCACCTGTACCATGACTAGCTTGTGCTTTTATACGAGCAACAATTCTTTTCCATAATGAAGGCTTTGTTTTTGTTGCAGAATGTTTACTCATTTCTTTGCTCTGTTAAATGATATAGAGGTAATTCTTATATTGGCTAGATTATTATTTCTAGGGTTGCCGTCTTTATGGTCTATATCTTTTTTATCATTTTTCTTTACTCTTTTTAGACGCATAAGAAGTCTACGCATTTTATTGCGGTGTGCTCTGTCTTTTTTTTGTGGCGAAGAAGATTGGAATTTATTATATTCGTCTTTATAATCTCTTTCCATTTTACTGATTTAAAATTAATTTTTTAGCCATACTTTCTGCAACTTCTTTGCTATATCCTTTAATCATTTTACCTTCTATATAATCTTTTATTTGCTGATTTTTATGTCTAAGCATTTCTTGTTTTTCATTATCTAATATTTTGTTAGCAATCTTTTCCATTTTTTTTATTCGGTTCATTATCTACTGCGTCCTCTTTGGTCTCGTGTTTTTTCTTTTTTTTCTTCTTCTTGTTTTTTCTGACTTCTTAGTTTTTTTAATCTTTCTAAATTTTTCTTACGAGTAAGAACACGTCCACCACCTTTTGATTTAGGCACGTCTGATGTACCATCTCTTTTTTTTAGTAGTGCTTTATATTTTTCAGGTTCATCTCTTCTAAATTTTCTATTACGTAACAAGCGAAAATCTTCTGCAGTTAGTTTACCATCTTTATTTGTATCTAATTTTTTTTGATTACCTTTTGGTGATGGCCCACTTTGTGTTCCTGTTTTTCCTTTGCCTGTTGTTTTAGCAACATCATCTTTATTATTTGGTCTTTTTGGTGGAGCAGGTTTTTCTTTTGCAGAAGGAATAGATTCTTTTTTAGTATCTTTCATTACAGTACTTGCACCATCTCTAATTTTATTAAAGTTTGTTTGCATTGTACCTGAACGCATTTCCATTCTTTCGTTATCGGATTCACCTCTTTTTTTATTACTATACTGTCCCATACGAGCACGTAGTGTAAAGTTAGTTGGTTCTTTTCTTAATAATTTTCTTCTACGTTGTCGGACTCTTTGTGCATTATCCATTTTTTTTACTCCTTAGTATTTTTCTTTTAACACTAGCAGGTAAATCTTTAAAGTGAAATAATTTTTCACTTGTTTTATTATGTGTCTTACCTGTATGTGTTTCTCCATTAGGCATTTTATGAGTACCACCCTTATGGACTGACCCATCTTTTTTATAATGAGCAACACCTTTCATTAGTAACCTTTTTTCATAGGTTTCTTTTTTTTCTTCATATTCTTCATTGGTTTCATTTTACCGGGCATTTTACTTTCCTTTCTTTTTTTTATTTTTTAATCGTACTGACATACGCTTTGCTTTGGCTCTTGCATCTGCCTTGCTTGACGCACCCCATGCACGTAACGATAACAGAAGTCGTGTGGGTTTACCATCTTTATATTCAGGCCCACGCATATTTCCCATTCTTGCGAGAAAAGATGCACGTCTTGGATTATCTCCACGTTTATTC